GCGTAGGAGTCAGCCCGAAAAGACACTTCTTACTCTGGCAAGACAAAGGGCTAAAAGAGACGGCATACCATTCTCTATAACTGCAGATGATATTAAACTAGTAACTAAATGCCCGGTGCTAGGAATTAAACTTACATATGGATCTAGCCGGCAAGGTAATACATCACCTAGCCTGGATCGTATTGTACCAGACAAGGGATATGTACCAGGCAATGTAGCAATTATGAGTATGAAAGCTAATAGGCTTAAATCAAATGGTACGCTCGACGAAATAACTAAAGTATATAAATGGCTTAAACGACAAACAGTAGGGGCTTAACTGAGATGTTTGACGATAGCCAAATAGCATACACACTAGACCTATCATGATTACATCATTCATCATCGGTTTTATTGTTGGATTTATTTCGGGCTTCTTGGTATTTCGTAACAACGCTGCCAAGGCCGAGAAGTATACTAAGAACATTGAGAATGTAGCAGACTCTTTCAAAAAGTGAGACAGCTCTTTGCATTATCATTATTGTTACTCGTAGGGTGTAGCGTTGTACCTGATGTAAGCCCGCGCGTACAGCAATGGGAGGATTCAATATCTGGCGAGGATTATGAGTATGACGTTGATGATGCAATCGAGTTTCGTAAGAACCACACAGTAGGCGTACTTACTAAGGTTGGGGCTGGATCTGTAGCCATTGGCATCCTCGCCTTGCTATTCGGATCTTACGCTAATGTTTCTAAACTAACTTCTATTATGGTCATAGCAGCCGGCATTGCTGTCACAGTATCAGCACCATGGTTGATTGACCTGACTGAATTGAAGTGGGTAATACTTGGGCTGTGTATATTGCTATGCCTAGACGCTGTTGCGTTTATTGCGATTAAAACCTGGAGGGCATTAAAATCAAATGGCGAAACGAAAGCCTAAAATCGTATTTGATGAGCTTGGCGACAAGCGACCCAATGGTAAAAACAAAACGTCGTTTGGAGAATTGGATACTCACACCGGTGAGATTTACATAGATCCGCGTCAGTCAGAATCTGAACTGCTCGACACTCTTGTACATGAGCTGCTTCATCTAAATTTCAAGTATATGTCAGAAGACCGCGTACATAATAGCGCGTCGAACATCGCATCAACCCTGTGGAGAATGGGCTATCGCCGTAAGAAATGAAGCCTATAGACGAGACACAGCCAGGTATAGATGTAATGGCAAGCATGCGTAACGGAGGCTTTACCGCTATGATGATTGGGGCAGCGGGTATGGTAGCTAGAATACTTTTATCGGGTGATGGTAGCATGACCATAGGCAAAGCCATTAGACACGTCCTAGCAGCCGGTATAACTGCTTACTTGGTCGGTCAAGGGCTTGACTCAACCAGCATGGCTAATGGTCTTAAAATGGCATGCTTGGGTGTATCTGGTGCAGCTGCCACAGAGATTGTGGAATATGCCGTACGATGGATTAAGGCCAAGGGAGTAGCGGAGGTAGCCAAGGTAAGCAAGAAAGGGGCAAGCCGTGTTAAAAAACGATAGTAGCCTGGAGTTGGCTTTGTCAGGTACGTTGGTCATAGCCAGCGCCATATGCGTAAGGCTTTGGTTTATTATGGAAGATATAGACAATAGCCTCAATGACCCTAACGCAATGGCATTTATAATTACAGACAATGGCATCAAGTCAGACTCAGCCGGTGCTGAGGATCAGTTATCAAAGGCTTCAACATCCTTCCACGATACGGAAAAGATGCTGGCTGTATTTAGCGTATGCTTGGCTATGATTGGCATAGCCCTGGTAGTGCGGGTAGTTAAACGTTATTACGCAAAGCGTTAGATTTGAAATTAACCGCACCGCGTAGATGGTCTGGGCAATGATGGGCATAGACCCTCATAACCGTGGTAAGTGTATCGCCTAATACACCGGCAATCTCAAACATAGGTACATTAGCCCTGGCAGCCTGAGTAGCCCAAGTATGTCGCAACGTATGCGGGGTAATAGTTATAAACAACTTGTTATTGGTTTGTGAATAAACCAATTCCTTTAGTGCATCAAAATGGTTTTGAATAGAATGAGGATTATCCAATACCCACTCGTCTTGCGTACGCTCTGACCAGGCTTTCAGCATAACCGATTTGAGCAGGTCTGACATTGGTACGGCTACGCGTCGTTTCTTAGTACGTTGCTCGCCATCATTTTGGAAATTGATAAGACCAGCTTGAAGATCAACCTGACTCCAGCGCAGATTTAATATGGCTGTTTTGCGAGAGGCTGTCTCAGAAGCTATCACAACAAACCGGTAGATGCGGGATAGACGCTCAGTATTAAATGATGCTGCTGACTTAATTAGATTTGATAGTTCTTCTTCGTTTAACCACAGGTCTTTCGGTGGTGCAGATACAGGTAAATCAATGTGAGGTATGTCAGTTTGTTTAATACGACGATAGCGTACCGCGTGGTTGATGGCAGCAATGAGGCAATTCAATTCACGACGGATTGTACTATCGCCGGCTTTATTACCATTAACCTTACCAGCCTTGCGATTGCGTTTGTAAGCCTGGACAATCTCAGGTGTTAATTGGTCTACAGTTAAATCGCCAAAGCCTTTAGTAAGGACATCAATGCAATACTCTTGGCGTTCCTTACACACTACCTTATCAACGACATGCTCATTGTAGTAGTCATCCAATATCTTAGTAACGTTAAATACCTTTGGTGCTAATTCTTTAGACCTTACTAACAGGAACTTGCCAAGCATCACTTCAGCTTCGGAACGGATAGACGTACCGGTAGACTTACGCTTTGATCTGCGATTGTCTGTCCATCGGATTTGATATATACCAGCTTCATTAAGGCTAAGCTGAGGGCCATTGTTGGGTTTAGGCATGGGCAGTAAAATGCTACATTATGTAGGCTTTGTAAAGAATTAAAAATATTTCCATATTGGTGGTTGACGAAACTGCATTAAGCCTACAAGGTGTCGTCATCGCTTCCCAACATGGCAGATAAATACACAGAGACATTTGTAAAAAATCTACAAAATCAATTAAATGAACTTGAAACGCATATTCAAATTCAATCTGATGAAAAACAAAAACTTATTGATGCCGGAGAAAAGTTTAAAGATTTCATTGAAGAATTGATTAACGCAGATTTACTTTACGATGAAACATTTGATGAAGCTAATGAACTAATTGATAATTGGACTAATCTTAACTAGCATGGCTAACCGCATTAAAACAAAAGAACTAATCGCACACTTTGGTGGGCGTATTGAGTTATGGCGTCGCCTGGAAGCACGTGGTTTTAAGCTGTCAGTTAAGACGATTGAGAAATGGATGGAACGTGACAACATTCCATCAAATCGCATTGTCCAATTATTTGCGCTTGCTAATCACGAAGGCAGACCTTTAGATCTAAATCTCTTTATCTCCCGCCTCTCCAACAAGGCTGAAGAAACTATTTCCCACCGACATGAAAACAAAACAAAAGAAAGTAATTAGCAGTTTATCTCTCGCAGAATTGCGTGAGCTGATTGCTACCAACCAGGCTATTGCAGATAATGCAGAAGCCAAGATCGTCGAAACGCTTGCGGAGTTACGCAGTCGTTTTGAACCAACGTTAGCAGAATATTATGCTTCTACCGATAAGACTCACGGCCAACATACCTTTGAGGTAGATGGCGTGAAACTCGTAGGTGAGGTTAAGGCTACTATCAAATGGAATAGCGATGCACTACGCGGTATTGCTCAAACACTTCCACCGGAAGTTGTTAATAAATTATTTAAGATTGATTTTGCAGTACCTGAAAAGACCTATCAATCAATCACCGATACTAAGCTGCTAGACCGGCTTATTGATGCCCGCACAGTTAAGTACTCTGAACCTAAGATTAACTTTGCTTAATTTCCACCCAACAAAATAACCATGATTAAAATCATAAAAGCAGATGACCGCCTCAAGGCAGTCCCTAAAATCAACATCGCATTGTTCGGCCCTTCCGGGGTTGGCAAGACGACACAAGCTCGCACCCTAGATCCTAAGACTACACTCTTTGTAGACTTAGAAGGTGGTACGCTTGCAATCCAAGACTGGCCTGGTGATGTACTTGACGTACGTGCCATTGCTCAGCAGTTCAACAAATACCCCTGGGAGATTGCTAGAGCTTTAGCACTCTACATTGGCGGTCATGATCCTTCTGACAAAGACGGAACATATAGTAAAACACAATACGATGCAGTATCTAAGGCTTTCTCTGCCATAGATTTAAGCAAGTATAACACTATCTTTGTTGACTCAATTACCGTGGCTTCACGCGAGTGTTTCAAATGGAGTCAGGTACAACCAGAGTCTCTTTCTGAAAAGACCGGCAAACCCGATACACGTGGTGCGTACGGCTTACTTGGACGTGAGATGATCCGCTGGCTTACACACCTTCAGCACAGCCCATTGTCTATTGTTGTAGTCGGTATTCTAGACCAAGATGTCGATGACCTTAAGCGTATCAGCTGGTCGCCACAAGTTGAAGGCTCTAAGACCGGTCGTGAATTGCCTGGCATCTTCGACCAAGTTATGACCCTGCAAACATTCAAGACCGATGATGGCAAACTCTATCGCGCGCTTGTATGTCAGCAACACAACGAGTGGGGCTATCCAGCTAAGGATCGTTCTGGTCGTCTTGAGCTTCTTGAAGCACCGGATTTAGGTGCAGTCATTAAGAAGATTCGTGAAGGCAAACGCATCGACACAACAATCGATACATCTCTACCTAAGTAATTTCACCCTAACACAAAACAAAATCATGGACTTCACATTCAAACCAGAGTCAGGCGCTTCTTCTGCCCCTGATCTTATCCCTGCGGGCGTATTAAGTTACGCTCTTGTCACCATTGGTGCTGCCAAACAATCTAAGGAAAGCGGAGGTACTTACTACCCTCTGACCCTTACTCTTATGGGCGGTCAATACGAAGGTCGTAAGATCTTTGAAACATTACCCGATGTAACTGATACTAAGAATAGCGAGAAATGGCGAGCAATCGCAGTCACTAACATGACTCGTATGTTTGAGGTAGCCGGTGTATTCAACCCTGCTAATCCCGAAAGTTATCGTGCATTACAAGGTAAGGACTTCCTTACGCTATGTAACTTCTTAGACGGCAAGCGTATTGCTATCCGTATTAAGATTGAGGTGTCTACCGATCCAGCGTACGCTAATAAGAATAAAGTTGGTGAATACTTATCTACCAATCCTACATCACAGGGCTACAAGAACTACGTCAAGTTACTTGGCGGTCAGTCAGTAGTAGCTGAAGCTCGCAGTAATGCTTTCTCTGCACCTGTTGCACAAGCACCTGCGACTGCACCAGGTTGGATTAAAGTACCAACGCAGCCAGCACCTAATAACGATAATCCGTTTTAGTATTAAAGAGTAATACATCCCAATTCCCCTTAATAATTATGCTGACTTTTTATAAAAATCGGTTAGTGTCTTTATTAAGGGGATTATTGTATCACCTTGTTCTTTATAAATCACAGGGGCTAAGGTCGGATTGTGTGATGACCGTCGGTTCTGATCCTTTCAAGACTTGTAGTAGTGACGCTTCTGTTGGGGAAGCCTATCCTACAGCCCCCCTTCTCTTTCAATGAAACTCAGACCAAGACAGGTTGAGTTTGTTCAACGTATGAACTATGCCCTAGCCGAGTATGGAAATACACTAGGCATAGCACCAACCGGTGCGGGTAAGACAGTAATGCTTTCTGCAATAGTAGATTTTGCCCAGAAAAGAAAGCCCGATATGAAGTCTTTGGTTATTCAACACCGAGATGAGCTTGTATCTCAGAATAGGTCTACGTTTAAACGCGTAGCACCAGAAACACCAACGGACATTTACGCTGCTGACCGCAAGCGATGGTCTAATGGTGTAACCTTTGCAATGGTTCAGACCCTAGCTAGGGAAGATAATCTATCTACTATGCCAGCTATGGATCTTATAGTAATTGATGAAGCACATCACGTTGCTGCCGAGTCTTACTTAAGAATTATAAACAGAGCTAAAGAACTTAACCCCAATGTTAATATCCTAGGTGTAACTGCTACTCCACAGCGAGCAGACAAGAAAGCACTCAAGCAAGTATTCAGCAATGTAGCTGATGTCATATCAATCAAGGAATTGATTGATGCTGGCAACCTAGTACGTCCTAGGGTATTTGTTATTGATTGCGGACTTCGCGCAGAGTTAGCCGGTATAAGACGCACAGTTGCTGACTTTGATATGGCAGAGGTTGAAAAGGTAATGGATAAGCAAGCCGTTACTGATAAGGTAATAGCAGAGTGGCAGGGAAAAGCTGGTACGCGTAAGACAGTAGTCTTCTGCTCAACAGTAGAACATGCTAGGCATGTATGCCAGGCTTTCGCTGATGCCAAGATACAATCTGACATCATCCACGGAACAATGAGCGATACGGCTAGACGTAGTACGCTGGCTGCCTTTGAGCGAGATAAGTTTCAAGTGCTGGTAAATGTAGCCGTACTTACCGAAGGATGGGATTGCCAGACAGTATCGTGCGTAGTACTGCTACGCCCTTGCTCTTTTAAGTCTACTATGATCCAGATGATTGGACGAGGCTTGCGTAAGGTAGACCCAAGCAAGTATCCGGGTGTAGTTAAATCTGACTGCATTGTTTTAGACTTTGGTTATTCAATCTTAACCCATGGTGGTTTAGATACAGATGTAGTACTTGAACCACATAAGGGTAAGACTATGACCAAGTGCTGCCCGCAATGCGGTATTGAAATACCTTTGTCGTCAGCGATATGCCCGACCTGTGATTACATATTTGATGGTGTTGAGCGTCGCCGGTCTGAAGCTGAGGAACGTGGAATACTCGAAGACTTCAGTATGACCGAGGTTGAGATACTTGAGCTTTCGCCATTCCGCTGGGAGTCAATGTGGGGCGGGGCTGTAACTATTGCTAATGCTATGACTGCCTGGGCTTGTGTGGTTCAGCACGATGGCAAGCAATACGCTATTGGTGGTAATGATAGTGAAGCACATCCTAAATTGATTGCCGTGACTAATGACAGGCTTCAGGCCGTAGCCTCTGCTGATGATTACCTACGCGAGTATGGCGATCGGGATGCTGCACGTAAATCTAAACGCTGGCTACACGAACCACCGACTGACAAACAATTAACATCGCTAGGCTATCCATCTTTCGTCATAGGCTTAACTAAATACCGAGCTGCCTGCGAATTAACCTGGAAATGGAAAGAGAAACAAATCAAGGCAAAGATACTTGCCATATAACTTTATGTTTGAACCAGAGAAATCACAAGACCCTATAGCTGTTGCAATCGTTGAAGCGATTGATGCGGGTCTTAAATCTAAACGTGGCGAGCAAGCGCCTCGTCAATACCTTGGTGCTTCCCGCGTAGGTGAAGATTGCGAGCGTAAGCTTGCATACGAGTTTCACCTAGTGGCAAAGGACGAAGGTGCTGACTTCTCCGGCAAGACTCTACGGATCTTTGATATGGGGCATGACGGTGAGGAACGTATGGCTGAATACATCAAGGCTGCTGGCTTTGAACTCCAAACGCATACACCTGAAGGCAATCAAATCGGTATGTCCGACGCGGGTGGTAAATTCAAGGGGCATTTGGACGGAGTTATACATAGCGGGCCTAAGATTAAAGGGCTTAAGTATCCTTTCCTCTGGGAGAATAAAGCCTTAGGGTCTAAGAGCTGGAACGATGTAGTTAAACACGGAGTAAAGAAAAGTAAGCCGGTCTACTACGCCCAGGTGCAAGTCTATATGGGCTACGAAACTCTAGGCTATTGCCTATTCACGGCATTGAACCGAGACACCGGTGAAATACACATTGAACTTATTGAGTTTAATGCACGTGATTGTCAGACATACATTGATCGTGCAGTACGCGTAGTATCATCAGCCAACCCAGAAGAACTAGGCAGAGCCGGCAGAGGCGAAGATGACTTCAAGTGTAAGTTTTGTGACTACAAGAAACGCTGCCATAATGTACCAAAACAAACAAAGGCTTCAGCCCCATTACCTAGCTGGCTATGAAATTAAGAGTATATCTTTCCGAGCAAAGTATGATTGATGCACATGACGAAGCTAGTAAGCGACATCAAGTGTCACGCCTAGCTGGTGTAACAAACCAGGCTGAAAGCGATGGTCATCCAATCAGCGTAGACTTTATAGGTCTGCTTGGTGAGATTGGCTTTTCAGTTATATTTAATGACTGCGAAAGAGACTCAGAAATATACGCGCGAAGCGGATCTATAGATTTTACCATCAATGGTTATAATGTAGAAATTAAATCTAGTAAGCATCCAACCGCTCATCTGCTAGTACCGGCTTATGAGATAAATGGGGTGATGACAGTAAAGGAATACAATCACATTTATTGCTTGATGATAGTAAACATAGATGACCGGCACGTAACTTTTGCTGGCTGGACGCAACGTGAGAATATAATTAACCCAGACCGGCTGGAATACTTCCGTGGTTCTAATCGTCAGTCTTTTGTACTATCCCAAGATAAGCTAGATCAGCTTGATGAAATTACCGCCCATTGGTTAGCCGTTATGGGCAGGGG